ACATTTTCATGTTTAATAGTGAATTGTACTAAGTCAAAGGTTTGTGAACCTACTGCAGCAACTGTTGGTTTTTTAACAATACCTGTTTGATAGATACCACCAAATAAACCACTTGCAGATTCTTCAAGCGCTAGAATGTGAGCAGGAGTTCCTACTGCAGGAGTAGGTTGAACAGCACTACCTGTTACAAAAGCACTAGCAATAGCAGTAGCACCTGAATAAACCATTGTACGGAAAGAATAATTTAATTCTTTTGCTTCTAATACAGCATCATCAGCTACATTTGTTACAGTAACAATTGAACTAGGATTAGCAGCAACTGCAGCAATAATAGCTGTTACGTTAGCAGCAGGAGTACCACCAGCAGTAATTTCATAAGATTGAGTAGGGAATTTTTCATATCCTTGATCAATACGAACTATTTTGATAGTGTATTTACCTGTAATGGGTAAGTTAGCACCTTCAATTACAGTTTTTTGTTTAACACCAGCAGAATAAACTGTAACTTTTACACCTACAATATCTTTTACTTTAAAGTAAGAAGAACGTCTTGGTGATTCACCAGCAACTAAGGGTTTTTGAACAAAAGCTACTTTAGATTCAGGATTTAATGTACCTGTAATAGCAGCTTCAGAAATAGCTACTGTACTATTATCTTCTTTGATAATATAAGCGTTACCAGCAGCAGCGACTAATGATAAATCAATAGCGGTTGTGGCATCTGGTAAAGCGGCATTGTGGACAAATACTAAATTTTGCATAAGTATAGTATTAAAATGTTAAGTGTTTATTTATTGTTTAAAAATACTCATTATTGAGTTGGTTGTTGTAACTTATTCCATGTTAATAGAATATCTTTTACAGTCATGTCTATAATCTCATCATGTACAGACTCATTCAAATCACAAGATACTTCTGGAGCATCTGTATAATTAACTTCAATAGGTTTTTTGAGATAAGTAAAAAACATAGAATCTACAGCAATAGTTGCTGGAGTGAATACTCTAAATCCTTCATCATATATAGTACCTATTAATAAATCAGTTCTAGGTTTAGAAAAAGGATTAAATAATGTTTCACTAATATCATCTTGTTCAATCCATTTTACTCTAGGTTGATAATCTAATGCAGTACCTATTCGTTTTTGATTATCTCCAACTGTAATTGATGATTGACTTGTAACAATATTACAATATTGTCCTACTAATAAAAAATAATCAGTAGGAAAAGGTATAATATCATAAAAGAAACCTTGTCTTTTATCACCATAATATGCGCTAACAGTTTCTTCAACTACAAGATTCTTTAAATCTTGAATACGCTTACTACTTTTTTCAAATTCGCTAAAACGTTGTTTAACAAATAAGAGAATATTTCTATTCAAGAAGTAATCTACTTCTCTAGGTTCAAGACCTCTATTAACATGAGATGCAACTTGTTGCACCCCAATATTAACAGCAATATGCATTTTTTCAAGAGTCATATCAATTAGATATTTTAGAGAATTCTTTTAGTTTTAAAGACCATTCTGATATTAAACCAGAATTAGACTTAGTATTCATAAATGCTAACATCTCATCTAATGAATCAGCAACAATCTCATCACGATGGAAATAGGATGTACCTACTTTTCGTAAGATGTTGTATTCAACAAATAAGTTAATTTTAGCTTTAGCTTCTACATTTTTATCTTTCGATAAAGCAATAAATTCAAGTGGTTTAGTATTAGCTATATCAAATAAGAAACTATTAATTTCTTCATTGGATGTAAAGTTTGCTCTTGAACCACCAAGTGTAATATAGAATAATTTTGAACGTTCTGCATCAGCACTTACTTTAGCAAATTCCATCATAGCAGTTGTAATCTCTTTAATTTCAGAGTTACGCTTTTCTGCTTCTTCTAATGGATTAACCATATAAAACTTATATTCAGAATTACTCTCAGATTGTTCTTTAGTAGATGCTACTCTTGTATGACCTTTAGCAAACTTGAATGTAATGTAATCTATAAAATTTACAGGTCGTTCATCAACCATTGTTAGATTTAATAATCTACCTACATTTTCAATCTTTACAGTAAAGTTCTTCCAAAAATCAATAATCTTTCTTCTTGTATCATGGTGATCCATATCCCATCCAAAGAACTCACATAACCATCCTTCTTCTTTTTTATTTAAAGGGTTATAGGTTGCACCATTCTTAAACTGTGAACCTAAACGATATACTGAGTTTTCTAATAAAACTTTGGGTAGATGTGAATCTTTATTAATAACCGCTTTTAGTGTTACTATTTGTTCCATACTAATGTCTTCTCCTTAGTGTGTGTACTTGTTTTGTTTAATTATAAAATGGGGTTCTGCCGAAGGAGAAGAAGATCTAATCGTTCAGCATCCCCCCAAATTCTTTGTTATTAACCTAAATCACATTGTAAATCAATGGAGGTATCATAACGTTTTAGCACAACTGAACCTGATTTCAAGAAGTGTACAGATGCACCATCTTGGTCAGTTGCTCTCATTTGTGTAGATTCACTACCGTAACCTTTAGGTACAATAGATCCAGCAACAACCCATTTTTTCATTTCAGAACCAGCAAGAGATACCATCTGAATATTGTTTTCTCCATCATAACGAGAAGAATCAACAAATACCATACGATAAGACTCAATAGAGAATCCTGTAACAGGGTGTTTACGAGCAGCTTGTGCTTTAGCACCATTGTCAAATAATGGAAGATGAACAATGTTCAATGTGTGACCATCAACGTGTCTGTATGTAGTAAAGTAAGAACCAAAGGTTAAACTTCTACCAGAACCATCAACGAATACACCATCATTGAATTTACTGAATTCGTTTGCACTTAAATACGATTTAATAGCAGTATCAAACTCACGTTTACCACCAGTACCGGTATAGATTGTAAGAACACGATTTTGTCCATCAGTCATACCGTAGAATAAATCACCAATAAGGTTCTTTAGTTTTTCTTCAGTAAGAATAGAGTAAGTGTCTTTTGTTTCAATCTGATTTAACAATCCAGGACCAATATAAATAGGTTGGTTGTTTTCATCATACATAGTAGGAGTACCATTAACATCATAGTTACGTTTACCGTACCAATACATCATTTCACACTCTTCCATGAAATTCAACATGTGAGTATATTCTTCCCAGTCCATCCACATGTTAGACTTACGACCACCTTTAAGAGTAAATTGGAAGTTAGCAACATAGGTAGAACCTGTACGAGAAATCTGATAAGATTTACGAACAGTTGTTAAGAAATGACGAACAGTTGCAGGAGCTTGAGTAACACTTCTATTACCTCTTGAGAAATCAAGACCTACAGGTGCAAACATTTGCCCCCATACAGCACCAGCTTTAAGATCGTTTATAGCAACAACAGCAGAAGCAGAACTATCAACAATCTGACATGAATACGCATATCCACCAGATTTAGCAACAGGTTCACTCATAATACGAACTTGTGTACCGCTTTCACTTACGATGATATAATCTTTAATAAACCAACGGTCAGGGAATACTAATTCGAATTGTGCGAATCCACCACCAACAGTTGAACCACCACCAGTAGTAGCAATTAATGGTCTAGTTTTACGGAAACGTACCATTACTTTATAATCATACGCTACTGTTTTAATAGACTTACCATTTTTCAAACCTTGTGAAAGGAAAGATAATGGGAAACGTTGATCTTCTCTACCAGCTAAATGGATAATAGCAGGAGTTAGTTTCTCAGGTTCTGCAAGCAATGCTTGAGACAAGTTAGTTGCTGTAGCAACCTGATCGTTAAATATTTGTTTAGTTATTTGCATAGTTTTGAGATTTAGGGGTTAAGATGTTTAAGATTATTTTGCGCTACTCAATTCTAAATCATCGAATGAAAAACTGTTAGGACCTTTTCTGTTAGAAGCAGAATGTGTTCTTGAACCAGGTTTTGATGATTTAAAATAATCTTTAATAGATTTAACTTTTTCAGTTTGAATCTGTTTAGTTAATACTTTAGAAAAATCAAATTTATTCTTTACTAAATAAGCAATAGCTAGAATTTGATCTTGTGTTAAGTTTTGAGCATCTGCAGCATATCCAGTTAAACCTTTATCATTTGCTTTGTACACATAATCAACTAGTGTATTAGCATCTGCTTTAGGAATAGAGATTCCTGCAAGAACTCCTTTGTTTGCTAAGTCTTTAGCATTAGTAATTTCTTTTTCATATTGGGCAAGTTGTTGCGCTTGCAACTGTTGATACTCTTCTTTTGATTTTTGAGAAGTCGTATTATAATGTTTCTTTACTTGCTCATGTGCTTGTTTAGCAAAATCATATAATTTACCAGACTCTTCTTGAGTCTTAATCATTTGATCAGCTACTTCTTTTTCAACATTCTTTAACTTTAAATATTCTCTAGCTACTTCACGTTGTTCATAAATTGAATCTTTATCAAGATTTAACTTACTAAAATCTACTTGCTTTGTTTTAGTTTGCATAAAGTCTTCAAACGTTTTACCTGTTTTAAGACTATAATATGCTTGTTCTAAATCTGGATATTCACTTAATAACTCTTGACGTTGTGAATTCAATTGTTTATTAACAATAAAGTTTACAACTTCTTTAAGTGTATCAGGACTATCTTCTTTACCCTCAAATAATTTTAATTCCTCATCATCGAACTCTAAACCACTATTCTCTAATGTTTGTACATAAAAAGGTATTTCATCAGTAGTATCATCAGTAGTATCATCAGTTACTACATTATTAGTAATGTCATTATCATCACTAGTAGTAGAATCATCTAAATTATCCAATACGTCTGTTACTACCTGATTTGCATCAGTAGTATCTGTATTGGGGGTAGTTGGTTCTACACCATCAATGTCTTCTAAATCAAATTCTATCGTTGTCGAATCTTGCATACTTCTCCTAAATTATTATATGTACAAGTAATATACAAGTCAATGTATATTACCATAACTATATAACATAATTGTGTGTGTTTTGTTTATGGTTTTGTTGGTTTTTTGTTAAGTGCTTTGGTGTCTATAGTTTCATTTGCTTTATTAGAACGTATTGTTTCTTGCAATTCTTTCTCTTTAAGTAATAATTCTTTCTCTTTATAAGTAGTTTGAGAATCATCCTTATCCATCATATCCATCTCTTTTAATTGTAGTTTCAACATACGTTCTTTTTCATTCTCGTTCTGTTGTAACTGTAATTGTTTATCGACAGTTTGTTGACGCATTTGTTCAATTTGTTTCTCATTCTCAGCAGCAGCTTGTTGTTGCTCTTGAATAGAACGTTCCATTTCTTTTAATCCATCCATTACTTGAGCAAATGATTCAGCTTTCATAATTGCTCCTATTGCAGATACAGATCCATTCTCTTTAATCATGGATTGAGCAAACTGTTTCATCATATTGATATTCTCTTGCTCAGTAGATGAATTAGTAACAAAAATTCCATACTCTGTTTCAAGATGTTGCATACCATCTATCTCAAAGAACTGTTGTAACTCACTATTAAGTACATAACTTCCTTTCATTCCGTCTAACCATAATGCTTTAGACCAGTCAAGAAATGATTGTAATTCTGTAACACTAAATGCATCAAACATTCTAAAATACTCTTCTGTATTGTTAGATGATTGTATAACCGCACGTTCTGTTACACCTTTACCAGAATAAGGATTAATAACACCTTGACGTTGAGCATTAACTCCACTTAGTCTTTCCCATGAATCTAATACAAAGTTTAATGCTTCAATAAATAAACTTATAAGTTTACTTTGAATATTAATTTCAAATTGATGTTGTGGAGAGAATTTCTTTCCTTCTTTATTATATTGAATAAATCCTACTCCAAACTTCTCAATCCAGTATAAAAATTGATTGATGTCCATATTATCAGGTAACATATCAATATCCATTAACATCATAGAATCTTTAGCTTTATTAATAGCTTGTTCTAATCTATACATGTAAATATCATATAGAATCTGAAAAGGTACACCTAATGATACAAGAGATACAGGAAATGCTAAATGTCTTGATGTTGCTCTACCATTAAGTGAGAGTTTAGCACCAACCTTTTTACTTAATAATTGTCTTTGTACAGATATAGGTTTAGCACCAAATACTTCTGTATCAGTCTTATTTAATCCAAATGCTGTCCATACTTCTTCTTCATATTCCCAAGTTAGATCTATATCACCTTTTTTACGTTTATAATTACTTGGTACTGTAGTTGTTTGTGGAGTATTATTTTCATCCATATAAGTAAGAATCCCTACTTTCTTATAGGTCTTCCAAAATACTTCAAACAATTCTATAAAATTCTGAGATGATTCTTGTTTATCTGAGTTAAAGAACGAGTGATGATACTCATACTTATTCTCTAAATCTTTTAAATATGCTGTTCCTTCTTCAAATCCTTTATCAGCTAATACATCATTACCTATTAATCTATATAATTCTGCAAAAGATACATCATGTCTAATAACTCCCCATTCAGCATCTTCTATCATAGTTACCTTTGGAGACATATCATAGTCTACATTCCAGGGGAATATAATTTCATAATCTAAGTTATCATTTAATATACGCTTTACTGATACGGTTCTACCGGTAATGAGAAAGAACTTAAATGCTTCATCCATTTTATCTTTGAATGAAACTTCTTCTTTTAAATAGTTAATTGCATGTTGACCTCTAATAGCACGAACATCACGATACGTTTTATCAAAAGTAGACATAAACTCTTTATATTCAGGAAGTTCTTCTACTTGTTCATCTACATTAACTCCTTGTGCTTGTAACTCTTGAAGAAACATTTGATATACATATTCAAACGATTGTTTCTTTTTAGCTTCTTCCTTTAAATCATTTGCATCTGAATTAAGAATAACTACTGAATCATTAAAAGGTCGTTTACTTTTCTCTCCTGCTAATGTATCAATGATAGGTCGTATAATATTATACTTGCTTAATCTACCAGCAACATTTCCTTTATATTGTACATCTAATGGTTTAAGAATATGTTTATAGTCATTCTCATCTATGATACCATCATAATAATCCTGTAACTTCTTACTATACTCATTAACTTCATTATTTGTACCAAAGTTAGATACACCAATAATTGCATTGACTGTATTTTTTATCCATGATTCATCACGTTGATCATCATCAAGGAGTTGGGAAGGAATGTTGAACTGTACCATCGTTATAAAAAGAATTAAGTTGTGCTAAGTGGGAAGATACGGGTTTTTTATCTTTCACAGGTTTATCTTCGTTCTCTTTCATATAAAACATTGCTATTTTAAGTGTAGAGACTCTATCAAAGTTACCTTTATCGTTATAATAAATCAATTCATCCAATAATCCTAAATCATAGATGAATTCTAAACGATACATAGGTCCATCCATTTCATTCTTTCCTACTACTTCTAATAACCAATCTCTAATATAAAGAAGTGATTGTTTATTTCTACCAGCTGTCATTGTAGTACCATAGGATTCTACAACATTAATACCAGTTGTATCTCTTCTACTGTCACTACTAAAATCTTTAGCTAACCAATGTAACTTCTTATTCTTTCTAGCATACTCAATAGTATTACCTCTATTATTCTCAAATGCTATTTGTTCATTTGTACATCCATAATATTCTGCTAGTAAGAACATATTATAATTATATTCTTCTTGTGTATCTGGTCTACCTATATACTTTGCTACTGGTAAATCAGGAAAAGTAGAAGATATTCTACTATTACGTTTCATTACATAAGCACCACCTAATGAAGTCTTATCTGCAGCACCATCAATAGCATAGGAATCATGTGCTATATAATATAAACCATCAGGTATTCCTGTAGCTAAACGTATAGGAGATTCATAAATAACAATACCACTTCTTAGATCACTATCTAATCGGTGTGGATAACGATCTACATCCATTAACTTATCATCAGGATGAAACTTCACCTTATTATCATGTCTAGTTAATGTACCTATAACCCCTAACTTATTTAACTTCTTAGCAATTACACGATTACGATGTTCACTAATTAACTTAGTAGGAAAGATATTTGTATTACTTTGTAGAGTTGCTTCTTGTGGATTGAATGGCATCTCAGAAGTATATTGTTTATATGCTTCTTGAGTACCTTTCTTCTTATCATTACGTTTCTTCTCTTCTGATTCTTTAGCTTTTTGGATAAAAGAGTTTCCTTCCTTATCCATAAATCCTTCTTTATTTTGATATACCGGTACAAAGTATCCACACTCTTGTCCAAACATATCTTCATCCCATTCATTAATAATAGGAAGAATATTATATGAAGCAGGATTATAAAACAATTCACTTAAACCTAATGCATCCTCATGTTCAGATCCACCTGTTCCAAAAGCAATCATTGTTCCACCAATATAACCCCCTTGTTCTACAGTCTGTTGTGTAATAATCCAACTCTTAATTAAATTAGGAAACTTACCAGCTTCTTCAAATAGAATATAATCTCCGTTCTTTCCCCTACCTTTTTCTGGATCATTATAAAACGTAATTCCTTCAATAGAATTTTGTCTTCCTGCATCTACTAGAATACCACTTTCATTTAACTTCTTATATCCACATTTCTTGTTTAAATCTACATTCTTTAATCTAGGTTGTTTCCAAGCAGCGAAAGAATCATTATGATTCATTGCTATCCAAATCTTATCAAGAGTAGCATCTCCAAACAAATACTTCTCTTCACTTGCAAAGATGTAATTAATAGACAACTTACCAAAGTAATAATTACGCAAGAGTAATGCACCATTCTTATACGAATACCCTTTACGTCTAGCTTTCAAGTTAATTAAATGTCTACCACCTGTATGAGCATATTCAGGAATAGTAATTAACATAAATGGTTTAATCTTTGCGTATAATTCAGGAGTTATTCCGTTTCTAGCAATTTCAATAGACCAAAACCAAGAGTAATCACCATCCCAGAAAGAAGGAAAATCTAATTCTTTCTTTTGTTTACGTTGTTTAGTAAGACCATACATAGCATCATCAGAGAACCTCATAATAGGAAAGAAGTTCAAATAAAAGTAATGTTCACCGGTAATAGGAATACCACCTACTTCATAACCATCTAAACAACGATCTCGTTGTATTCTCCAATAATCAAGATATTCTTTAGTTCCAGGTAAAGCATTAGTATAAACACCTTCTCTTCTAAATGTATTTGCAGCTTCACTAAATAAGACTGTATTTACAAACATGTTCTATTCACTAAATTCATTAGGTTGGAAACCACCACGAATGGTTTGTTCAGGTTGTTGTTCAGATATAACCATTTCTTTCAATCGTTTTAAATCTGTTGCTACTTTACCTAAGTTAGCTAATGAATCAATAACTGTTTTAGCTGAATGAATATATTTACCTTTATCATCTGTTTCTCCCATATCCAAATCAGTATAATAATCAGTCAACTTATAAATAGCTTGTTCTCCTGCTTCTAATAAATGAAACAATGGAGAACGATATTGCAATCTATAATAATCAACTGCTTCAAGAATAAGAGTATCGGGTTTCCACTTTACATCATCAAATACATCCTTTGCTATCTTAGTCCAACGAACATCATTATTATACTGCTTATAAGGAGAGTTAATATCACAATAAAACCATATTGCAGCTAACTCTTTAACAGCATTGCGTTTACCTTCATTATTTTCCGTATTTCTACTAGTATCTCTACGAATAATCTTTCTAAACACTTGTACTTGATCAGCATACTCAGTAGGAACTGCAGTTACAGAATCAGGATTAAACTTTAATAAATCCATTGGTATATTCGTTGATTAATAATTAAAATATACCCATTCTACACATATACTTTACATATTATATACAGAATGGGTATTACTTTCTACTTACTGTTAGACCGGTAAAGAGAAAGGTTAGTTGTGTTCAGAAGGAATAGTATAAGAAGCTAACACTTCATGCTCAAAATATAGCGCAAACATACCTTCAATAGCATCAATACTCATTTGTACTCTAGCACCAGGAGTAATTTGTACATACATTCCAGGATTAGTTACTTCACATTCTTTTCCACATTTGACTACCTTACAATCACTAGTCCATATATCATCTTTTGACAATACAACCTTACTATTATTTAGCTTAGTTGACTTTTCCATCTTAATAAGGAAACATCTAGGATGTAAAACCATCGTATTAATAGAAGGTTTAGGTGGTTGAAGAATCAATTCTTCCATATCAATCTTTAAATCTACCATTGTAGTTCTTTCTTATATTTATTAATCATTATTTCTTTTGCTTGTAGCAATAACTGTGGATACTTCTCCTCCACAATACTCTTCGCTTTACTATTTATAGTTTCATGTTTAGAAAATTGGTCCTTAATAATGTAGTTTAATATGTTATCAGGATTTACACGCAGTTTAGCAATTAACGGTATCTCTATATCCTCATTATCATTAATAGCAAGTAATGCACTTTTAAATAACTTTGTCATTACATCATCTACTTGATTAATAGGAATATCCATATCCTTCGCTACTTTACGCACATATCTAGAAGCATATACTAATCTAACTCTACTAAGATCTACCATTTCCAATTCAATTTAAACAATATAGATTCAGGTAATATATTCAAATCAAAGTATTTATGCATCTTTAATCTTGTACCTATTGAATCTTCCATTTCTATAATTACACCTTTCTTCTTTAAAATAGAGATATAATTATTAATATAAGTAGTAGATGTTCTACCTAATTGTTTAAGTATCATCTTCTTACTGTTTGTACTAAACTCATACTTATCTGGGTTATTCAACTTGAATCGTATGATTTCACTAATAACAGTAATCTCTGTTTCTGTAAGATTAAATAAAGAAGAAGATAAACGTACATATACATCTACTGTTACCTTCTTAATATTCATTACCATACTAGGAACTTCATTACTTTGTACTTCCATATTCTCCTTCAGCTTGGTTATACAGCTTGGAAGATACAACAATTCTATATAACTATACAAGAAACGTAGGGTATATTTTATAAAAATATTTTTTTTATAATTTTTTTTATTTCGTACGAGAGACTGACCATACTAATAAAACACCCCCCCAATGTGGACTGATTTTATTAGTCAAAACTAGAAAGGATATATTATGAAAGTCAAAATAAAAGCGATAAAAGGACATGGAGTTGTACTTCA